ATAGATTATGATAAAATACTTGACTCTTTTACCAATACGTTTGTTCCTGTTGGCGATTCTTTTATTACTTGTGATGTGGCACGTTTTGGTAATGATAGTACTGTTATTGGTGTATGGAGTGGGTTTCGTGTTAGGTTTTATCAATTCAATGGGAAATCAGTTGTTGAGGTCGCTGAACTTATAAAGAAATTTGCATTAGAGCATAAAGTTCCTTCATCTAACATAGTTTGTGATGAGGATGGAGTAGGAGGTGGAGTTGTAGATATTCTTAGGTGTAAAGGATTTGTAAACAATTCAAAAGCATTAGATAACCCTATTACTAGACAAAAGGAAAACTTTGACAACTTAAAGTCTCAATGCTATTTTAAATTAGCTGATATGGTTAATAAGGGAGAACTTTATATTCAAGCAGATGGGAAACAAAAGCAGACAATCATTCAGGAACTAGAACAAGTAAAACAAAAATCAGTAGATAACGATATGAAGAAAGGAGTTATTCCAAAGGATAAAGTAAAAGCTGCAATAGGTCGTTCCCCTGATTTTAGCGATTGTTTAGCAATGAGAATGTTCTTTGAATATACTCCAAGATTTCAAGTAAGTGTATTTTGATGTAAAAATCATAACTTTGTTTAAATTCTAATAATATGGCATTTTTTGACTTCTTAACTAAAAAGAAGATAAACACTCTATTACCTAATATTCCTTTTGATACAAGTGTCGCTATACAACGAGGAATCGTTACTTGGCAAGGTGGTGATTCAAGAGCATTCGTAAGAGATGGATATATAGCTAATGACATAGTTTACTCAATTGTTAAACTAATTACTGATAAAGTAAAACTTGCTCCATTCCACGTTTATAAAATTAAAGATGAAATATCTGCAAAAAGATATAAGGCTTTAATGAAACAACCTGATAAGATTGCAAATTGGCAAGAGGTAAACAATTTACATAAGAAAGCATTTGAGATATATACAGGAGACCAAAGATTAAACGACCTATTAAAATATCCTAATGGAGAAGATACTTGGGCAGATTTAATTGAGCAATGGTGTGGATTTAAGTTAATAACAGGAAATTCATTTATATATGGAAAACTTATTGAAACAGGAAACAACCAAGGTAAGCCGTTTGAACTATTTGCTTTACCTGCTCAGTATATGGCTATTATTGCAAACATCCAAATGTTCCCACCAACCAGAGTTGGATATCAATTATACTATGGAGCAATGTGGTCATTTGACCCAAAAGAAATCTTACACGATAAATACTTTAATCCTGAGTGGACAGTTACAGGTGGGCAGCTTTATGGACAATCACCACTATTAGCCGCAGCAAGAACTTTAACTAGAAGTAATGAAGCTAAGACTGCTGCCGTTGCATCATTTCAAAATGGTGGTCCAGCAGGAGTTCTATTTATGAACGATGAAAGATTTGACCCTACAAGTGGTCAAGCACAAGCACAAGCATTAAAGAGAGCAGTTAGCGAAAAAGGTGGAGCAGCTAATTTTAACTCTATTGCCGTATCTGGTTATAAAGTAGATTGGAAACAAATAGGACTTAGTCCAGTAGAACTTAATATCATTGAATCAGAGAAATGGGATATGAAGGCACTTTGTAATATTTACGGAGTACCATCTCAACTATTAAACGATTCAGACAATAAGACTTACAACAATCAATTAGAGGGAGAGAAAGCATTGACTTTACGTTGTGCTATTCCTTTGTTAGATTCTTTAACTGAGAACTTAAATAGAAAATTGCATACTGATTGGGGATATAGAAATAGCGGATTATATGTAGGGTATGATATTCAAGTTTACCAAGAATTAGAAGCTAATAAGACAGAACAAGTTGCTTGGTTAAATACTGCTTGGTGGATTCCACCTTCTCAAAAGAATGAGATTATGGGTATTAAAACTCCTAATTATATTCCACAAGAGGAGATGGAGAAACTTTATATTCCTTCATCTTTGCAACCTACTGACCAATTTCAACCCTTGAATATTCCTGATAACCTAAACCCATAAAATGATTTGGCAAGATTACAGGAAACTCTATGCTAATGCTTTAAAACAATATTCGCCTAAGTTCAAGAAAGAACTGCAAAATCAGGTGAATACCTATTGCCGTACACTAGACTACAACAAAATTAGCGATAAAGCCCTAAAAAAGACCATTTACAAGCTCCATTTGGCTATGGGTACTAAGATGGCTCTAATAAGTGAAAGTGTCGTTAAAAGGTCTGTAAAGGGGGTTTATGTGCCTTTTGAGTTTAAATCACAAAAGACAGATGCTTATCAGTATGCTATTATCCAAGTCCTTCAAAACGATGGCTTAGACAAATTAGCCTCAGATATTACCGATACAACCAAAGAGCAAATAAGAAGATTCTTAATTCAATCAGCAGAGCAAAATCTTACAATGCCTGAAACAATAGCATTGCTTAGGACATCTGGAATAACTGATTATCGTGCCGAACTTATTGCTAGAACAGAAACAGGGAGAGCAGCAAATATAGGTTCGCAAGTAGGAGCAACAAGCACAGGATTAGTAACTATCAAAGAATGGATTGCAGCTAAAGATAACAGAACAAGGAGAGAGCCAAGAGACCACACAGACCATTTAATTATGGATGGCGTTAAACTTCCTATGGAGAAACAATTTCACGTTCCTAATAATCAAGTTGGTTTAGGTTATGAACTAATGGATCATCCTTGCGATTCTAAAGCAAGTGCTGCAAATGTTTGTAATTGTAGATGTACTTTAGGATATGAGGCAGTAAGAGGTGCAAATGGTAAACTTTTAACTTTAGTAGATAACCCCCCAATGGGTAGAATAGGAGTTATTTGGAATGCCCTACAAAATGTAATAGGGCAAACAATAGGAAAACTTATAGCATCATTAATACAATAACAAAAAAAATAATAACTTTGTCAATATGAAAACATACGCATCAAAAGATACTATTGTTGAAAAACAAGATATCGGTTACGAAGTAATGGATGTTGATACCGAAACTCGTAGAGTTAAAGCAGTTTGGGCAAGAACAGGAAACATAGATTTAGATAACGATATTATAGTTCCTGAAGCCTTTACTAAAACTCTAAAAGAAAGAGGTCCAGCAGGTAAAAACTTAATATGGTCATTGGTTGACCATTGTGCTGAAATGGAAGCCGTAATCGGTAAGCCTGAGCAATTATACATTGAGGGAGATATGCTTATCGCAATCACTCCAATAGTAGAAACTGAAACAGGAGAAGATATGATTAAAATGTATGATGCTGGACTTATTAATCAACACTCAATTGGATTTAGCACAATTAATTCAAGCGTAGATAAAAACGGAATAAGAACAATAAGTGAACTTAAACTTTACGAAGGAAGTGCGGTATTATGGGCAGCAAATCCAGAGACACCAACAATCTCTGTAAAAAGTGAAGTTAAGAAAGAACAATTAGCAAATAGGCTAGAGAAACTCTTGAAAGCGTTTAAAGGTGGTCGTTTCACAGATGAGACCTTTGCGTTGATGGAGATTGAAATAAAAAGGATTCAATCAGAATTATTACAAATTGAAATCGTTAAAGAAATCACTCAGACCGAGCAATCACCTGAGCCGATAATTGAAGAAATTAAAAATAATGATGCACAAGTCCTGAAGGCAATAAAAGAATTTAATAAAATATTTAAAAAGTAAAAATGGAAAACGTAATTAACGAAATGGCTGATAACCTTAAAGGTTTTCAAGCTAACATCGAAGCTAAGTTAGAAGAAACTAAAGCTGAGATTAGAGTTGTAAGAGATGAAGCACAAAAACAATTTGATGCTCAAGCTGCTGCTACAAAAAAATCTGCATCTAAGCAAATAAAATTCTTAGATGAAGTTATCATCGAGAAATTAGATGGTAGATTAGATGAAATGGAAAAATCAATGAAATCTAACGGAAAATTCCGTGTTGATTTATCTGATGTTAAGACAATGACTTTAAGTGGTTCATTAACAGGAGATGCTCAAGCATCTTATGCTCCTAATGCTTCTATCTTGCCAAGTCAAGCAATTAACTTCCGTGATTTAGTACCAACTGTAAGAAGTGAATCAGGTCTTTATGTATTCTACAAAGAGACTGCTACAACTAACAACATTGCTGCTCAAACTGAAGGTTCTGATAAAGGACAAAATAGCTACGCATTAAGCGAAGTTAAAGTTGTAAACGACTACATAGCTGGTTTTTCAACTTTCTCTAAACAAATGGCTAGAAGTTTACCTTTCTTGAGTACAACTTTACCAAGAATGTTAACTAGAGATTTCTACAAAGCTGAGAACGCTGCGTTTTTCTCTACTGTTTCTGGTGCTGCAACTGGTTCTACAACAACTGCTGAAACTGTTGATTTAAAGCAATTAGTTGACTATATTGGCAACCAAAAGAGTGCAAACTTTGTAGCTTCTTTTGCTTTAGTAAGCCCTTCTCAATTAGGTCGCTTATTGAAAGAAACTATTACTTCTGGTTACTATGCTGGAAATGGTAGTGTTATTGTTAACCCTAATGGTGGTATCACAATCTGGGGTGTTCCAGTAATTGCTGCATCTTGGGTAACTGATGATAAAGTACTTATTTTAGATAACAACTTCTGCGAAAGAATTGAAGTTGAAGGAATGGCTATTGAGTTCTCTTATGAGAATGCAAGTAACTTCCAACAAAATATGGTTACTGCTCGTATCGAGTGTTATGAAGATATTAACTTAATGCAACCAACTTCAGCTATTTATGCTGACTTAGGAAACGTATAGTTTTAATCTTACATAGATATAAAGACCCCTTGCTTTTTAGTAGGGGGTTTTTTATTATAAATAATGTAAATTTGTAAAAAAGATATATGGCATATTCTAATTTTATTATAGATTCTAGCTTAACCGATACAGGTACAGTTGTTGAACCTGTTACACTTGCAGAGGCTAAATTGTATATCAGAGTAACTAATTCTGTTGATGATAACCAAATCTCTTTAATGATAAAACAAGCAAGAGAAGCAGTTGAAGTAGGTACAGGATTGAGTTTAATAGCTAAGACTGCTGTTGTTTGGTTTACAAATTTTGATGGTAATTTTAATCTACCTTATGGTCCGATGAATTCATTTACATCATTAATAGACCAAAATGGCAATACTGTTGTTGCTGCTGATTATTCTTTAGTAGGTGGTAAGTTCCCTCAATTACAAAGACCTCATTTTGCGAACTTAAAGGCTACTTATACAGTTGGATATACAACTATCCCTAATGATTTAAAGATTGCTATTTTAGACCAAGTGTCTTACGATTACGAGAATAGAGGATTAGATTCAGATACAGGAATTTGTGAAAAGACTTGGAAAGCCTGTCAACGCTGGACAAGAATAAGCCCAATATTATGAAAATAGGAAGCAAGAAAGGTAGCTATGTAGATGCAAACACAATGTACTCTGAGATAGGCTTATATGCCCCTACAAGAGTCTCAGATGGTCAAGGCGGCTATACAACTACATTTACCTTACAAGGTGTCGTATTTGGTGATTTTCGCCCTCAAGAGCAAAATAGAGCCTTATTGGAATTAGAGTTGAGTTTTACTCGTTCTGCTAAGCTATTTATCAGATATGATGTAACTATTACTGATGGTTACCAAATAGAAGCAGAAGGCGAAATGTACACTATCCATTCTATTAAGGATGTAGAGAATCAGTTTAGATTTTATGAAATATTAATGTATTATTAATGGCAATAGGAGTTAATTTAACTGGTATTGATAGTTTACAAGAAGCTCTTAAAAGATTAGATGAAAAACTTATAAAAGAGGTTTCTAATGAAATTAATGCCTCTGCATTAAAAATACAATCAGATGCAAAGAAATTAGCACCTGTCAATATGGGATATTTAAGAAATTCAATAGTATTAGATGGGGAAGTTGGTGCTTTAACATATAATGTAGAAGCAAGAATGCCTTATGCAGCTTATGTTGAGTTTGGTACAGGAGGTAAAGTTTCAATTCCATCTGGATATGAGGAATATGCAGCATTGTTTAAAGGACATAGAAAAGTAGCAGGAATGAGGTCGCAACCATATTTAATACCTTCGTATGAAATGGAAAAACCTAAATTAATTAATAGACTAAATGATATGTTAAATGTTAAACCCTAATATTGAAATAAAGAAATGGTTTTATACTGAATTAGTAAGTGCAACTGGATTAGGTGTTTATGATGGATTTTCTCCTGAAAATGTAGGAAATGAATACATAATTTTAGAGGGTAGAACATCAAGTCAAGAACAAGGAAAAGCAGGTTATACAAATGCTATTACTATCATTGTTGACATTGTTACAAAAAATGCTAACTTTGGCTATAAACGAGCTGAAGAAATAAGTAATTTGGTATTGGCAAATATAAACTCGGACACTACAATAACTTTAAGTAATGGATTTACTTCATCTGCTTTAAGTGTAGAAAGTGTAAGAAATTTAGATGCTTTAAATCCAATAGACAATGTCTTTAGAACGATTATAATATATAATATAATAATAACTCAAAATTAAATAAAATGGCAGAAACTAAAGTATCAGCAAGGGACTATATTCTCTTAGCAGATTTAGCTGGTGGTACAACTTTTATACCAGTAGCTTGTTTAACTACAAATTCACTTACATCAACTGTTAACACTATTGATGCAACTTCAAAATGTGGAGACCAATTCCAAGCAGGTCCAGCGTTTACTCAATCTTTTAAAGCCGATGGTTTTGCGATTGATGAAACAGGAACTCCAAGTAAGGATTCTTACCAACAATTGTATGCTGCTCACGCTGCAAGAACTCAATTTACAATTAAAATGGGTAAAGCAACTCCAGCATCAGGTGATGTGTATTATGGTGGTCTTTCAACAAGTACAGTATTTATTAGCAACTTTGATGTAACTGCTGCTGATAAAGATGATGTAAAATTCACTGCTACTTTTGTTGTATGTGTACCTCCTATTGCACAAACTGAAATGGTATAAAAAAAAATAAAAAACTATGTTTGAATTAAGACTGAACAACAAAACTATTCCTTTAAAGTGGGGAACTTGGGCTATGTGTGAATTTTGTATAGCTAAAGCAACTATAAACTCTAAAGGAGAAAAAGAGAATTTACCAATAAATAGATACTTTGAAATATTAAATAATACTCAATACGATTTAGAACTTATAATATTATTAATATTTATAGGATATAAATCAGCTTGTAATACTAATAAGCAAGGTATTGAATATGATGAAAATGATATTTGTGATTGGGTTGATGAACTTGGTGGAATTTTTAATGAAAATGGAGGTGTAATTGAATATATTAAATACATTATTTCAACTACTGTACTAACTGTTCAAGGATCGCCAAAAGAAGAAAAAAAAAAGTCTAACAAATCTAAGTTGGGATGATATCTTAGTTAAGGCTGCCGAATGTGGGTTGAGACCAGATGAGTTTTGGAATATTACTTGGAAAGACTTTTCCATTATTGTAATGGGTAAAGAAAGAAATGAGTTAAATGAATGGGCGAGGACAAGAAACCTCGCCTATATTATATACCTAAGTAATACAACAGAAAAATCACCAAAATCTATGAAAGCATTTTGGCATATACCAATGTTAGATGATATTGAAGAAGAAGAAGAAAAGGTAATGTTAACGGATGACCAATTAAAAAGGACATTAAAATTATACGGAGTAAATTAGTAAAATGGCACAGGAAACACTTAAAATTACGATTACAGCCGATAATAAACAGGCTTTAGAAGGTTTACAACAAACATCAGTTGCTAGTAATCAATTAAGCACTTCATTAGGTAAATTACCAAGTGCATCTAATCAAGCAAACCAAGCATTAGTAAATTCAGGTCGTGTTTTACAAGATTTGAATTATGGATTTTTAGGTATTGCAAATAACTTAAACCCTTTACTTGAATCATTTGAACGTTTAGGACAAAAATCAAAAGAAGCTGGTAGCAGTGTAGGTAAAGAATTAGTTAGTGCATTAACTGGTCCAGCAGGACTTGGTGTTGCATTATCAGCAGCAGTTTTTATATTCTTAAAATTTGGTGATGAAATATCTAATTTTATTACACAAAAAATAGGCGGTTTAAATACTGCATTAGCATCTGAAATAAAAGTATTTGATGATTCTTCTAAAGCATATATAAAAGCTTCTACTGACATTAACAGTCTTAATGAAGCACATGAGCAATATAAAAATGGTTTAATTACTAAAGACGCTTTTTTAAAGCAATTTAATAATACTCTTGGTGATACTATTGCTAAAACAAATGATTTAAATACTGCTGAGAAATTCTTAACGGAAAATTCAGAGGCTTATGTAAAAATGATGTTTTATAAGGCAGTAGCATCAGAAGCGGCAACACAAGCAGCAAAAAAACAAGTAGAACAATTAAAATTAGAAGAATTACCAGCACCACCAACAATAGGACAAAGAGCATTAGCTTTAGTAAGTCGTGGTGGAACAACAGGCGCAGATATTGCTGAAAAAGATAGAAAAGCACAAATAAAAGATTTAGATTATGATGCTTATGTTTTAATGGAGATTAATAAAAAATATCTTACACTTTCTGATAATATAAGAGAAACATTTACTAAAATATTTGGTCCATCTAATGCAGGTGTAGCTGATACTAAAGAAAGTGAAACAAGTAAAATAATTAAAAACTTAGCAGAACAAACAAAATCATTAAAATATCAATTAGATGAAGGTTTAATTAAAGAATTGCCAACAACAAGTAAGGATACAGATTCTTACTATACTAAGAAGATTAATGCTATTTCAGATGCAATTAAAAAATTGGCTGGATTAACAGGTGGTGAGGCAAAGGCTGCTTTATCAAGTTTAAGAGAACAATTATCAGATACAAAAGTTAATGAAGCAGTAGCATTATTTGAAAAAAGGAAAGCTGGAGAATCAGGTGCAAATCGTGAAAAATCATTAGACCCTGAAAGAACTGCTAGAGAGTTTGAAATGCTTGATAAAGAGGTAAATGGCATATTTATTAAAAATCAAACTGCAAAAGAAAAAGAATTAAGTAAAATATTAAAGAAACAACAACAAGATTATGAAAATTTTGCTGGTACAATTTCAAATAGTGTAACTAATGCTTTTATGGGTTTATTTGATGCAATGGAAAGAGGTCAAAATATTAGTGATGCTTTAGGCACAATGTTTCAAAATTTAGCTAAACAAATTGCTTCCGCAGTTATTCAAGCTGCTATTTTTAAAGCAATAATGGCTGCAATATCAGGTGGAGCAAGTACAGGAGTAGAAGCATCAACAGGATTAGCAAGTTTAGCTGATTATATAATGGCAGGAATAGCACCACACGCAGCAGGAGGAATTACAACAGGACCATCAATAGGAATGATTGGAGAAGCTGGACCAGAGGCAATTATGCCTTTAAGTAAGTTAAGTAGTTTTTTAAATACTTCTTTTAATGCAGGTGCTATGAGTGGTGGTTCAGCAGGAAGCGGTGGTCAATTTGTATTAAGAGGTCAAGATTTATTATTGGCAGTTAATAGAACACAAAAGGCATCTAATCTTAAAGGACAATCAATTAGTTTAGCATAATGGCTTACGGATTAAGATATACAATTACTCAAAGATTAAGAAATGGGAACGACCAAACTATTGATATTTATGAGAAAGATTATACAGCAGGTATTATTAAAACATACTATCCTACATCTATAATTTTACAACCCAATTCTAGTGTTGAATATCCTAGTCCATCAATAATATCTAGTCAATTAAACTTTTCTATATTATTAGAAACACAAGATGACTACGACCAATTCCCTAATGTATTAAGTCAAGATGATAGAAAGTATTATGTTGTACTAAAAGAAGTTGATGTAATTACTTGGAGAGGGTTTATATTTAATGACTTTTCGCAAATGGGTTTTTCAACAGGTATTACTCAAGCTGACTTTATTTGCGTTGATGGTATTTCATTTTTACAATCTATTGTTTATGCAAAAGATAGAAGTATTAATAAATTAATTAGTCATTTAGAATTCTTTTCTATTGCATTAAATAAGATAAATTATCCAGATACTATTACTTTTTATTCTGCTTGTTCTTATTTTGCTGAAGGAATGTCAAATAGGGATGATAATGTTACTAATGAACCATTTAGTCAAATTTATCAATATATAAGAGATTTTGTAGGAGAATCATACTATGATATCCTTAATAATATAATGGTATCATTTAATTGTAGATTATTCCAAGCTAATGGAGATTGGTGGGTAGCTTCAATGAATGAAATGGCTGGGACTACAAATTATTACACAAAATATACTTTGTACCCAACTCCTGTATTAGTTACAGGTGGTGTTTTAAACAATACTATTAATATTGAGCCTTACGCAGAAGGTAATGTTCACTACATAAATAATAGTCAAACAAAAATACTTAAAAAGGGATTCTATAATATTGAAGGTAGAGGTGCTTTTGAAACTGCAATAAACTATATAGACAATGCTGATTTAAAAATAAATAATGGCATTTTAACCGCACAAGGATTTGTAACTGCAAAAACAGGAACAGGTAATGTTACTTTATATACTAATACAAATGAACAATTTGATTCATATTCTTTAAGTGCAGGTTCTTCTGGAACTGCAAGTGTAGAAACAGGAGATGCAACTACTCCATATGATTACTTACCTTATATTGGAGATATACCTTACAAATTAAGTTTTGATGCAATTACTAGTCTTGTTGTTGTTTATGTACAAGTTAAATTAATAACTGCTTATGGTAATGCTTGGTTAACATCAACTAATACTTGGAGTTCAACAGTTCAAAATATTACAATTCCTACAAGTTCAAGTACTTTTTCTGTTGATATACCAATTTATTATGACCCTCTTTTTTTCCCAGCAACTGTACCTAGAATGGGGTATTTACAAATAAAAATACTTTGTAGTGTATCTGGTAGTACTATAAGTGTAAGTAATTTTGTTTTACAAAGAGGTTCGTATGCTCAAAATGATATTAAATATATTCAAGCTAATTACAATGCAGTAACAGGATTAGATTCTACTTTAAAAATATTTGAGCAACCTTATGGGAATAATTATCCTACTAGCTTTGATTATACAACTAATAAAGGCGTTTTAAATGATTCAACTGGCAAATATTTAAAGAATTGGTACACATCAACAACTGCAAATGATCCAACAAGTGCAACTGATTTGGTTACATTTATGACCTATCAGAATATTAGAAACTTAAATCAAAATATTGCAACAATAGAATGTGATTTGGGTTCATTTAAAGATTCTGGAGTAGGTTATGTTTATTTGGATAAGGTATTTACTACTACTGATACAGTTACAGGAAACTTATCTTATACAGGTAAAAAATTCATAATAAATAGATTAAGTCAAAATGCTTACGCAGATGAAGTTAATTCAGTTCAATTAATAGAAGTTAGTGAAAGAGAATTAGATATTTTAATTATTCCTACATACATTACTGATATTACTCAATTTGGACCATTTTGGTTTGTAAATTATACTAATAATATAACTTAACTTTGACATATGGCAGACAACGTACAGGGTAAAAATATTATGCTTTATTATCACGAACCAGCTTCGGAGACTTATCCAAGTGGTAGGGATATTGCTTTTGCGTGTTCAACTAATTGTAGTTTTTCAGTTAATGTTGACCAAAAGGAAGTAACAAGTCAAACATCGGCTTGGTATCGTGAATATAAGAACGACATAGCTTCTTGGACTATTTCTTGTGATGGATTGGTAACTTTAACTGGTTATGGCTATCTTTTCTTATTACAACAACAACAAAATCGAACTCAAATTCTAGTTAAATTTGTTATTGATAACGGAGCAGATGGTTTAGTTATTATAAGTGGGAATTGTAATCTAACAAGTTTACAAATAAATGCTCCTTATAAAGAGATTGGGACTTATGCAGTTTCATTACAAGGTTCAGGTGCTTATGGTACAACAGGAACAACAGTAAATCCTTCAGGAGTGGTAATAGTAGCAGGTGGTCAAGTTTACATGAAACAATATGTGGCAGCAGGTGGAGAATCTACAATTACTTGGACAGATATGATAGGAAAAACTTGTCTAGGAGTAACTAGAGGTGGTGTTGAGGTAAGAGAAATTGTATCTGGAACTCCAACAGGGGAACAAGTTAAATGGGATGTTGCAACAGGCGTTCTTACATTTGCAAGAGTTTTGGAATCGGATGAATTTATTAGAGGAC